CCGGAGCTGCCGATTCGTGCGTCGTCGCCGGAGCTGTTCTCACCTTCGACCTGATCTGCTGGGTGCTCCATGCTGTTTAGTTCGACAACCATCGCGTCGGTAGCTTTGGTTTCGGCCTTGATAAACTCAGCCTTGGTTTCGCCTTGCAGGAAGGTTTTGTAGGCTTGGCTGACGCCCCAGCGAGCCCATTCATATTTCTTGTCAGCATTCAGGGCCTGAATAATTTCAGCGTAATCGCCGCCTTGTGGGAATTTCTCTTTGAACCAAGCAAAGCCATCGCTACACGCCAGTTTTTGCACTTGCTCTTTTGTGATTTGCATTCGTTAAATCTCCAAATTTAGGTCGAAAAAAAAGCCGCATAGCGACTTGGTTGATAGATGCCCCGCTGGGAGTTATTCGTTATTGATGGTGTTCATGATTTTTAAGACAAATGCGTCCACCGTTTCTTGGCTCATCGTATGGAAAAATTTATCGCGCTTGTCGAAAGCTTCATCATCACTGCTTTTCCATGTTGGGCCTGTTGATACATAGAATCCATCCTCTGCCCATCTGAATAAAACTTCTGGATGACCATTATCGTCACTGCTTTTTTCTACTAAAACCTGCCTTCCATTTGACTCGAACAACTTCGCCCAAATTTCCATCATCCAACCCTCTCTGTTAGTAATCTTGCCGAAGCCCCCACGTATAGAGGCAGCGGTAAAGTTACTGGGCGGAGTTCAGCTCCTTGGTTGTCCATACCATCTTGCGGCGCACTGTTGGTGCTCTGTCGAATGCCCGATCCAGCCATTTAAACCGGTGATACCAGCGACGACCGTATTCACTAGAAACGAATCGTTTTATTGTCAATTTCATCGTATAACCCTCTGTTGTAGTGGTTTTATGCCTGCCGCCCCGAGCTGGCAGCGGCAGGGTAAATCCACTCTTTGCGTTTCATACCCGACATCACTTGCCCCCGGTCGCCGTCACAGCCGGATCGCGGCTGGTTTTCGTTATGCGCCAGAACTACCCGTGAACCCGGTATTTCATCCGACTTTGCTGATTGTTAAAGAGCGCCCGGTGGTCTGGGGGGACGGTGTTGCTGTCTGTGGAGTGAATAATAGCCATGAGTATATTTAATAGCAATAAGTATTAATGATTGCGCAATAGCAATTGGTATAATTTGGTGTTTTAAAAGGGAATTTAGTTTGAAAAAAAGTCAAACGGAGTCGGTTTTTTGGCGGGGGTTATGTTTGAATCACTACAGGACAAGCGAAATTGCTTTTCGCGAGATTGGAGTTAAGCTATAAAGCTACTGTATATAAAAACAGTATAAAGTGAGTGCGAAAGCATCATTGATAACTCGCTGGGTGGGAAAAATGATAACGATGTTAGTTAGAACGAAGGCGGGGGTTTATGAACAAGAAACCCTGCCGGAGCAGGGTTTGGAAGACTATCTTCTGAAATCTCGAAGGAGTAAAACGGCTACGCCAATCAGCACACCAGGCGTTATGGTTATCAATGGAACCCGGCTATCATCAACGGATAGAAAACCGTGCTCCCCTCCATCCAAGAACCGATAAGCGGAAATTGTACCATTGATCATTGCGATCACTAGATCGCCGCTGCCTGGCTTTATAGACGTATCAACAATAATGATCGAGCCAGCTGGGGCGTCTGAACAACCGCTATTGCGTTTTAAAATGTATGCGCGCCAGGACGAATGGGCCTTACCCTTCGGAGAAAGGACAAAATCATCCGTTTCGCCTTGCTCGTCCCATACAGGGATCTGATTTGAACGGTCAAGCCTTGGAAGTGGTGCAGTATTGGCCCCCTCCATTTCACCAGTCCCGTTTGCCAGCCAGTCAGCGTTAACTCCAAGTGCGTTGGCAATATCTACCAACTTCCCCGAAGATTTCGATAGCCCTTTAGTCAGTCGCCAAATTGTCGGCTGTGCCACGCCAGACGCTTCTGCTAGCGCTGCTTGGGTCATGTTGTCACGTAGAGCCATAGCTCTATTTAGACGATCGGCCAGAGTAGTTTTCATGCCCTGAAACTTATAGCCATGCGTATCATGCGTCAAACTCACTTCGCTATTGCTATGTGTTATACTCATTGCTATTATCTCGATTGATTTATACGTTTAAGGATAAAGAGATGAACGAAGCTATCCAAAAAGCTGTGAGCATTGCCGGTGGCCAGCAAAAGCTTGCATCCCTCTGCGGCGTAAGCCAGCCGACTGTATGGCGCTGGCTTCATGGCGGAGGAATCAACATGCGTTATGTGAAGCGAATTATTAAAGCCACTGGCGGAGAGGTTAAGGCTGCGGAAATCAGCCCTGACCTAGCCGATTTGCTGGACAGCTGACAAAAGGCGCAAGACCAATAAAGGTGAATTATCAATGGAAAACAACGCAATAGCACGAAAGTTAGAACCCCCAATCCTCAACCCGCGTGAGATTGAAGGGCTGTTGCTCAACCGGCTTGCGTCGGTTGGGCAGAAGTTTTACGCGGAGAGAACGGGGATCAGCGAATCGACCGCCAGCCGCCGGAAAGCAGAGGGGCATTTCGCTACGATGGCCAAGGAGCTGGCAATACTCGGCATTCAGGCCGCGCCGCCGGAGGCCGTTCTTGTATCGCGCTCTTATCTGGCGTCTGTCGAGACGCTGGCTGATATCGGGTTGAAGGCAGAGAGAAGCCGGCCGGGGCCGCTGGGGTGGGACTGATGAATCACGTTGAATTTATCGAGCATCACATCAAGACGAAGCTGACCGGTGAAGGCTTTAGCCCTGCGATCGCTGAGGGGGGGGCAAATATTGGTGTTGATCATTACCGGCGCTGCTCTCAAGCCAGCAAAAATGGAGCGATGTTTGAGGACTGCTACCGGCTCGCGAAAGCCTGGGCAGACAAGAACACGACCGCGAGCGATAAGCCGCTCAAGAAAAAACAAAACCGAACTGCGCCAACAGCTCGGCCTGGTCTTTTTTAAACCGTGGGAGGTTTAGATCATGATACGCAAAAACAAACGTATTACGCAACAACGAGAAATTACTCAGGCGGATTACCTGAAATGCCCAGACCCGATCGGCACCTTGCCGCCGGAAGTGCAAAAGCGCTTCGTGGAAGAGTTCCGCAAGGTACAGCTGGCCAGACAGGCAGAACGCCATGAGTAACACCGCTGAAATCATTCAATTCCGCGCGCCCGTCGTGCGTGAGGAGAGCCGCGTGGCCGATCTTGATGATGGGTATACCCGGCTGGCTACCATGCTGCTAGAGGCTATTGCTGGCGCTGATTTAACTAAGCGTCAGTTCAAAGTGCTCCTGGCCGTTATCCGGCTAACTTACGGCTGGAATAAACCCTATGACCGCATAGCCAATTCTCAGATCGGTGAGATTGCAAAGTTGCCGATCAAGCGCGTCAGTGAAACACGCGTTCAGCTACTGAATATGCGGGTGTTGGTATCGGTAGGCCAGGCAATCGGGCCTAACAAAAACGTGTCTAATTGGGCCATCCCTCAAGTTGAGGGAATATCCCTCAAATTAGGGGATAAAAAATCCCTCAAATTGGGGGAGAGCTATCCCTCAAAACAGGGGGACACCATAGACATTATTCCAAAGACAGTAAAAACAGATCCCCCTAAAGCCCCCAAGGGGGAATTTTCGGAGGAAGTTCTCTCACAAGCAAAACAGGCTTTGCAGTATTACAACGAGCTTACACAGGGATCCTGTCGTTCTGCTGAACCCTTTGCCGTGCTCCTGACAGAAACCAAATCCCGAAGCGCCTACACCCTGCAAGACCTGCTGTTGGTTGTTCGCTGGGTAGTGCTGACGTGGAAGCGCAAAAGCAAGACCGTGGCCAAACCTATAAGCATCTGCCGCGTTAACCGCTTCGATGGCTATTTGTCTGACGCAGAAGCCTGGCAGAAGACCAGCGTAGATATCGACTGCCAAGCTGTGATCGATGCCTACAACGATGTGACAGATGGGCGCATGGCTCGCGCAGAACTGGACAGGGGCCGCGAGATAGCGATCCGTGAACTGGTCACGCACTTAGCTACCAAGACGCCCGCCGGGTTCCGGGCCTATTTCTCGGCATTCCTGGAAGACGCCCGCGAGTTCCATTTCGGCGGCCCTGACGGCACCGGCTGGCATGCTGATTTTGAATACCTGATGAAGCCGGAAACACTGCGAAAAGTACGGGAGGGAACCTTATGAATAATATGGATATCGAGGCGAGCGTGATAGGTGGCTTGCTGATTGGTGGTTTAACTCCGAACGCAGTCGATGTGCTGGCTACGCTAGATCCTGACGCGTTTTTTGTTCCACTCTACCGGGAAACCTTCAAGGAAATTATTCGGCAGGCGAACAATCGCGGGATGATTGACGCTCTCATGGTTGCCGAAGGCATGGGAGAGGGCAATTTTGCAAACATAATGGAAACAGCCCGGCACTGCCCAAGCGCGGCAAACTTGAAAGGGTATGCTCGGGTAGTTGGCGAATATCACCAGATCCGCGAGTTCACAAAGCTGATGGAATCCAGCTATGACCTGATAACTGGCGCGCAGAACCATGAACGGGCGCTGGAAGGCATACAGGCATTCTCAAGCAAGATTTTCTCCATTGCCAAGCCACACGACGAGCATCGGCCAATCCATATCAGAGAGTTGGCGGGTTCCTATGCCGAAGTGCTGGAACAGCGCAACCTGAACGGCGAAGAGTCTGACACGCTTAAAACCGGGATCCCGGAACTTGATGAAATTACCGGCGGCATAAACCCGGTGGACTTGGTTGTTGTTGCTGCTCGTCCCGGCATGGGTAAAACCGAGTTTGCGATCAAGGTCGCCGAGGGTGTAGCCGAAACATCGGTGAATATCGGCGGCATCGATAAGCCTCGCGGAGTTCTGATTTTCAGCATGGAAATGAGCGCGCACCAGGTGATTGAGCGCCAACTGGCCAACGCATCAAACATCCCTGTATCTGTGCTGCGCAATCCGGCAAAACACATGGAGGATGAGGAGTGGGCGCGTGTCTCAATGGGGATCAAGCGGCTGATTAATTTGCAGGTATGGGTTGTTGACGCGTCAAATCTCACCATCGAGCAAATTCGCGCGATTGCTGAGCGCTTGAAGCTCGAGCACCCAGAGTTATCGCTAATCTTGGCCGACTACTTAGGCTTGATTAAAAAGCCAAGCGCCGAACGTAATGATCTGGCGATCGCCCACATTACCGGCGGCATGAAGCGCATGGCTAAAGACCTCAAAACGCCAGTTATGGCACTTAGCCAGCTTTCCCGCGACGTTGAGAAGCGCCCTATGGGACAGCGTAGGCCGACGAACTCAGACCTACGCGACAGCGGCAGCATTGAACAGGATGCAGACAGCATCATCATGCTGTACCGCGAAGCCGCATATCAAGAAGACAGCCCGGCAGCGCCTTTCGCTGAAATCATCGTGACGAAAAACCGTTTCGGGATCCAGGGGACTGTTTACCAGGAGTTCAAGAACGGCCACTTCATGGCCACTGACCAGGCGCACGCGGCACAAATCTGCCGGGCCAAACCACAACAGGCAGCGACCGGCCGCCGTTATGCGAAAAGGGATCTGTGATGGATAAGCCAAAGTTCTTTCTGCGCGATGAACAGATCCGCGCAAATCTCAAAGCCTATATCGATACGCTGCCACTAGATGACCGTGCGCCGCTGGTGGTGTCATTCGCACCTATGACGCGCACCCTTGACCAGAATAGCCGGTTCCACGCTATCTGTGGTGATGTGGCCGCACAGGCCATCTACATGAACCAGGAACTAAAGCCCGTACAGTGGAAAACGTTATTCATATCTGGCCACGCTATCGCAACGGGGTTGGGGGCGAAAGTTGTTCCAGGCTTAGAGAACGAATTCGTCAATATCCGCGAAAGCAGCGCCCAGATGGGCGTTAAGCGGATGAGCAGTCTTATCGAGTACACACAAGCCTGGTGCGGCGGTAACTCTGTGACATTGCGTGATGTCGGTTACCGTGGCGATTTCTTCGGGCGGGCTGCATGAAAACCTACGCGATAGTCCCGATCCCCAAGCCGCGAATGACACAGCGCGATCGTTGGGCCAAACGCCCGCAGGTGCTCAGGTACTTCGCGTTTTGCGATGAGATACGACACAACCGGATTTCGCTGCCGGAAAGCGGCTATCACGTTACCTTTGTGCTGCCCATGCCGCCGAGCTGGAGTAAGAAAAAACGCGCGGAGATGGCCGGTAAGCCGCACCAACAAAAGCCCGATGCCGATAACCTGCTTAAGGCATTGATGGATGCCATTTATAACGAAGATTGCTCCGTATGGGATGTACGGGTTACCAAGCGCTGGGGCGATACCGGCGAGATCACTATCGGGGAAATAGCATGAAATTAGAATCCATACCAAAATACTTTGCGCCTAAATCGCCAACGTTTAGCGATTCGCCTCGGGCTACCGCGTCGGACAATCTTACCGGCACCGACATGATGGCCGCGATGGGGCTGGCCGATCTAAAGGGTGGCTTCGGGCTGGATCTGTTCTTGGCCAAACAGGGGATCAGCGCACCGGCCAGCGCCGTGCATAGCTTGTTTGCTTTTGCCCGCAATCAGGTGATCAAGCACCGCGCCATGACCAAGCATGCCGAAGGCGTGCAGCTCCGCGCGTTGGCTGTTATGACCGTTTTCGCCTACCAGGATTACTCGCGCAGCGCGGCCAGCGTGCGGCCTTGCGAATGCTGCCACGGCGAAGGGTTTATCGAGAAGAGGAAATTCATCATGAACACGTTGGCGGCCAGGCGCGAAACCGTCTCAATGTTTCAGCGTGGTGATCTGCCCGCCAGCATCCAACTGATGGACAGCCGCGAGACGCTCGTCAAACACTCGATTTATGAAACGACCAAGATCCTGTGCCATGCTTGCGGCGGAAAGGGCGAGATAAGCAACGCGTGTCGCTGTAATGGCCGGGGCGTCGTGGTGGACAAGGTAAAGAGCAAAGAGGCCGGGATCCCCATCACGAAAGAGTGCTGCAAATGTAGCGGTCGAGGATTCGCCCGGCTGCCCGCCGAACAGGTGCGCAAGGCGCTGGCGCTAGTGGGTATGGATATCGCCGAAACGACGTGGAGACGCGACTATAAGCCGCTCTATGAGCAGCTGGTTACCCAGTGTTACAAGGAAGAAAGCCACACCGATGCGATGCTGGCAGAGGTGACGGCATAGCGTGCCGTTGACACTTTGGCGAAAATGGACTAGTTTTATCTCCATGATGGGAATTTAACGCCTGTCACATGACCAAAATTTTAAGAACCCGCCTAAGTGCGGGTTTTTTCGTATATAGCCCTCCTGTGGTAAACAAAATTGTTGACTCAGTAAGCATAAATGTTTACTATGGTTGCATGTTCAACAGACAGGAGGAGAAGTGAAGCAGAGCGAGTTCAGGCGGTGGCTTGAATCGCAAGGGGTAGAAGTTACGAATGGCACCAACCATTTAAAACTTCGATACCAAGGCAAACGAAGCGTTATGCCAAGGCACCCCGGCAGCGAGCTAAAAGAACCGCTAAGGAAGGCCATAATTAAGCAGCTTGGCCTGAACTAATAAACCAGCCCTCCGGGGCTGGTTACTCGCAAAGCTTCACTACAACGATATGCGATACCCAGTAGATTTACTGCCTGATACCGGCGGATATGTGGTTTCGTTCCCGGATATCCCAGAGGCGTTGACTCAGGGCGATACGCGAGAGGAAGCGCTAGCGATGGCGCTGGATGCGTTAATCACTTCGTTCGATTTTTACTTTGAGGATAACCGGGCGATCCCGCTACCCAGCGAGGTGACCGGCGATTATGTCGAGGTTCCGCTTAGCGTGGCATCTAAGGTGCTTATGCTGAATGCGCTTATTGAGTCCGGCTTAACGCGCGTTGAGCTGGCCGATCGCATTGGCATCAAAAAGCAGGAAGTTAACCGGCTTATCAACCTGCAACACGCGACCAAAATCGATGCAATCCAGAAGGCGATGAACGCCCTGGGCAAACAGTTGGATTTTTCGGTTCACTGATAATCGGAATTCGATTCCAATCTCTAACAGGCTCGCTTCGGCGGGCCTTTTTCATTTCTGAGAGGCAAGTATGAAATTTGAAGAGTTATCAGAGGATATGAAAATCCAAGCATCTGTGGCGCTTAAAGATGCTATTTCCAGGCGTGGACTCCTTGATGATGCGGAAGCAAAACGGCTAGGTGAAACCGTTGCTACCGCATTTATTGCAATGGTACGCCATGATAGCGCGCCAGATGTATGCGCTGATTAGATTTGGTCGAGTCCGCGCCAAGTCCTGCCTGCTGATTCTGTAACTAGGACTGCCGGATTTTTTTTTACCGATTTGGCCGCGTCGTAAGCTTTATCCAATACGGCAGAACGCGAAACATTTCCCGAATAATCATACTCAGCATCTGGGAGCTGATATCGGATACCATCACCACTTTGGATCGTGCGATTGAAACCTATGGCCTTCATTTTTTTATGTAAGTCTTCATAATCTTCAGAATCAGCATTATGAAGTTCTACACGTACAGTGAACGATGTCATGTCTATATTTCCCTTATATTGACTGTGGAATAACCAATTTATCAGTTTCCCTTGACTGTGGAAAGCAAAGGGATAATGCCAGATATGCTCTGGCGCTTACTCAAGGCTCACTTCGGTGGGCCTTTCTCATTTCTGACGCCCAGCGGGG